ACCCTAACACGCCACCTACGGCGGTTTAACTTTCACCTCAAATACTTAACCACATTAAGCAATTATGACCAAACGCAAACTACGCAAAAATGCGGAGATTAACCCTCCGCAATCTCCGCACGACGGCATCCACACCTGTTCCAAGGGGTGCTCCAAGCCGGGTTGCAACCGCACCCTGCGCGACACCATCGAGGAGCAGGACAAGCAGATCGAGGCGCTCAAGCGGGACTTGCTGGAGAAGACGGCCGAGCTGCGGAACTTGAAGGAAGTGGTTCACGACCTTCGCATTTCAGCGGAGGACGACCTCGACACCATTGATACCGCCCGCAATGAGATTTCCCGTCTTCAGGATATGTGCGAGAAGCACGCACAGGAAGCCAGGACGCTCTATGACTTCATGAGCCGCTTCGACTGGATCCTCTACGCGCACAACTGCAAGGGAGGGGCGTTCGAGACGCATGCTAAGCTCGACCAATTGCGATGGGACTACATCAACTGGAAGAACCCTGGAGAGGAACAAGGACTATGAGAAAAGGAAAGAACCGATACATCGTGGAGGTCAACGACTGGGGTTGCGGCCTGATGATCAAGGACACGCAGACCGGCAGGGAGATTGACGCTCCCGATGATGAGGTCATTACGCTTTGCATCAAGGAGATGAACAGTCTCGCCAAGGAACTGGACACCGTTCGCGCCGTGGCCGAGGACAATCAATCTGAACTCAAAGCGACCCGCATCGAGAACGCCCGCCTCAAGGCCGAGGTCGAGCGGCTGACCAAGGCGGGGGATGCGATGGCGGCAGACCTCATAGGAGAGTTTGGCAGTTACAACAGCGTGGATGATTGGAACGCCGCCAAGGAGGGCAAGCAGTCGTGAAGCCCCGCCGCTGGGAAATTGAAGCAACAGGGTGTGGCGATGACGTAGAGATGATTGAGCGACCCAAAGGCAATTACGTCCTATTCGAGGACTACGCCCGCCTCAAGGCCGAGGTCGAGCGGCTGACCGAGGCAGGGGATGAAATGGCTGTATGCTTTAATTGCCCAACTTGCGCAAAGAATTGGAACGACGCCAAGAAGGGAGGCCAGCCGTGAGCGACTTCGGCCAGTTCCGCCACCTACGCGCCTTCTCGGCCCTAGCCGGCGAAGTCTACCACATCAACCAGCGTATCATCACCGGCGACTATACCAGGGCCAAGTTTGCCCTGCCCCACGTCGAGCGCCACATCCGCGAATACTCCGTGTTCATGACGACCGACGGCGCCGAGCAGATCAGCATCAAGCCCTACGTCGGGGCCGGAGACTGCATCGGCCTAACCTTCTCCTACCGCATCGCCGAGGTCACCATCGAGGGCTCGTTCATCCCCCGCCGCCCGTGAGCCCCGTCCCCATCGTCGCCTTGCTCTTGCTCGGTTGCGCTGCCAACGCCCAGTCCGACGCCCGCATCCTCCACGCAATCGGTCAGGTCGAGGGCGGCGAGCGCCTCCAGCGTGGCGACGGAGGGGCGGCCCTTGGCCTCTACCAAATGCATCCCGAGGCTTGGGCCGACGGCAACGCGCAGCTTCTCCGCGAAGGCCGACCGACCTTTCCCCGCTACCAATGGCGTTCCCCTCTTGCCCAGGACATAGTCGCCCTCGCCTATCTCCGTGCCCTCAGAGGCCGCTTGACCGCCCGAGGCATACCTAACCCTTCCCCCGAGTGTCTGGCCCTCTGCTGGAACCTCGGCTTCACCGGCGCCGCGAGCATCGGCTTTCGCCTGTCGAACGCTCCGCCGGCCCGGGCCTCCTACGCCGTCCGCGTCGGCAATCTAGTGCGTCGCTAGTTTATTTCTGGCAAGGAGTTTGCACGACTGCAAGGGTCTTGTTCGTGGCCCTCATCGTAGCAATCGACCCAGGCGTAAACGGCGGGCTCGCCCTAGTGGATCAGGACGGGCTCGTCACGGTTCAGAAGATGCCGGGGACTGACTTCGAGGTTGTTTCCTTCCTCGTCGAGGTCTCCAGTACCGCGAAGGAAATCGACTGCTACCTTGAGGAGCCGCCCCTATTCGCCGGCAAGAACATCCCGGGCTCGGCCATCGGCAAACTGATGTGGAACACGGGCGTGCTCTACGGCGCCGCGGTCACGCTCGGCTGGAAGATGCACCGTGTCCGTCCTGCGATCTGGCAGAAGGCGCACACCTGCGGAACCAAGGGCGACCTGACCACGACCGCGTGGAAGAACAAACTCAAGGCCCGTGCCGCTGAGCTCTTTCCCACCGTCGACGTCACCCTCTGGAGCGCCGACGCCCTCCTCATCCTGGACGCCGCCCGCCGCGGCGCTATCAACTGACTTTCCCTATGCTTAAAAAGAAAACCGAAACCAACCCCGAGGTCGTCGCGATCCGCGAAGTCCCGGGCACCTCGTACGTCATTCTCCCGGGCAATCGCTTGGCCCGCCTCCTCAAGGTCTCCGTTTACAACGGCAAGGAGTATTACAACCCGATCATCAACGGCGACCTCCAACGCATCGCCCGCGAGGAACTGATGACCCTCGTCGAAAAGCCGAAGGCCGACTGACTTAAAGACAAACGCCGCCTAATCTAAACCCATGAGCACCCCCCACAATCCCAACGCCGACCTCGTCAATTTCCTGAATGACGTCGGCAACGTCCACGCCGACCGCGTCAACCCCGCCTTCAAGTCCCGCTACGCCTCCCTCGCGGAGGTGCTCGAGACCGTCAAGGCCGTCGCCGCAAAGCACCGCCTTGCCATCGTCCAGACCCTCGACAGCGAGGAGGGCAAGGTGACCGTGTTCACCGCCTTCCGCCACATGGACGGCTCGACCTTCCCCTCGGGGCGCCTCTCCGTAAAGGCCGAAGGACTGACCCCGCAGCAGATCGGCAGCGCAATCACCTATCTCCGCCGCCAGTCCATCCAGACCGCTTGCGGCATCGCCACCGACCTCGACGACGACGGTGCCTCCTCCTCCAAGCCGACCGCCTTCTCGGCCCCCGCCTCCGCCGCCCCGGGCGTCCGCCCCCTGACCAAGTGAGGCCCGAGTTCCTGTTCCCTTTCCTCCTGGGCATCATCTTTGCCCTGTCCTTTCTTAGCCTCCTGATCTGGTGCGTGCAGCATCTCCGCATCGTCCCATGAAGCCGGTCAAGAAGCCTATCCTCGTGCCCTCTGGTGTCGTCAAGGCCGCCGCCTCCGCCGGCTACCCCTTCGTCCTGCTAATCATCCTCGACGGCATCCCCTTCGCCGAGGTCTTCGCCAAGTCCCGCAAGGTCTTCGACGCGAACCTCGCCGACTGGAAGCGCAACACCCTCCCGAGCCTCGCCCGGTCAAACGTCCGTTTTTTCTTCACCGATGGGAAGACCATCACCGAGGTCGCCTTTTAACATGACGAACCACGACTATATCCGCGGCCTCCTGATGCAGTCCGCCCACGCCCTGGGCAAGTTGTCCGACCGCGCCGCCCGGGCCGACACGATCAGCGACTACACCCGCGTAAGCCAATGCGCCGACCTCGCCCGCGAGGAGATTGACCGCCTTGACCCCGACTCCCTTGAGGAGGCCTATGACGTCAAGGCCTTCTATGACCGGGCCCATGCCGCGGTCGTGTCCCTGCGCTGCCTCCGCAATCAGCTCGAGGAATGTGAGCGCCTCGCCGAGGAGGCCTTGCAACACGCGAAGGCCGTGACCTTCGCCCTCGAGGACAGCACCGCCGAGGACGACGCCCTCTAACCCTTTCCCACAAACACCATGCTACACATCCCCCCCCACATCATCCCGGCCCGCGTCATTTACGACGGCATCGAGGCCCTCAACTACAGCGGCTCAAAAGAACTGCTCAAGTCCCCGGCCCACTTTAAGCAATACATCAACGCCGAGCGCGAGGCGACCAAGGCCCTCCGCGTCGGCTCCTACGTCCACGCCCTCGTCCTGGATAAGCCCAAGGCCGAGACCGCCTTCGCCATCGCCCCGGTCTGCGATCGTCGCACGAAGGACGGCAAAGCCGCTTACGAGGCCTTCACCTCTGCCCTTCAGCCTGGCACGACCGTCCTCAGCGCCGACGAGGCCGAGGAGTCCCTCAAGATCGCGGCGGCTGCGCTCGGCTGCATTGACCGGCACGGCTTTAAGTTCAAGGCGACCGAGTTCATGTTCATGACTTCGTTCATGGACGTAAACATCAAGGCCGCTATCGACGCGGTCGGCGAAACCGACGGCTACCTGTACGACCTCAAGACTTGCGAAGACGCTTCCCCCTCGGGCTTCCTCAAGGCCGTCCGCGCCTACCGCTATAACCTCCAGGCTAACTTCTACAAGGCCGCCTACACCGCCGGCTTTAAGGAGCACGTCCAGGGCTTCCGCTTCATCTGCGTCGAGAAGGAAACCCTCCAGACCGCCGTCTACGAGCTCGGCCCCGACCTGATGGCCTACGGCTACAGCGATTTCATCAAGGCCCTCGAGACATACAAGGCGTGCCTCGCGTCGAACGACTGGCCCGGCTACTCTCAGGAGATCCAAACGCTCGACCTGAACAAGGCCCCGAGCGAGGCCCCCGCCCCCATCACCTTCGCCTAATACCAACATGACCCAACCCGCAAACGACCGCCCCCCGCTGAAGACCATCGAGCAGTCCGGCAACTTCCGCCTGAAACTCATCGCCCCCAAGTTCGAGAAGGTGAAGACGTGGGAGGACGGCACCGTCTCCGCCCGCATCTTCTTCGTCGACGTCGAAGGAAACTGCCTCTCGAAAAACTACTCGGCCAAGTACGGCAAGGCCCTCGCCATGCTCGTCGGCAAGTTCTCCGGCAAGTACACCGCCGAGCTGCGCCTTGACGCGACCCCCGCCGAGTTCCTCGAGTACCTCAAGCCCGCCGCCGGCCAGACCATCGACGTCGCCGTCACCGTCGAGCCCAACGGCGAATGGCAGGGCAAGCCGCAGTTCAAATACAAACTCGGGTTTGCCAAGGGCTCTATCAAGGCCGCCCCCGCCCCCGACCTTAGCCAGGAGGCCCCGCCGTTCTAATGGAAAAGGACTTCGTCGCCGAGGCCCGCAAGGGCGACCAGCAGACCCGCACCCTGATCTGCCTCGAGGCCCTCCGCACCGACGGCACCGTCAAGCACCGGCACCTCCGCAAGGCGCTGAACGTCTCAGGCCGCCAGTTCCGCAAGGCGCTGCGCCTGTCCCGCATCCTCCGCCAGTACGACACAACCGCCCAATGAGCGTCGTCGAAGGCCGGCCCACCCTCGTCCTGATCGCGGGCTTCTCTAGGGCCGGCAAGGACACCCTAGCGAACGGGCTCCTCGAGTGGTCTGTCAAGCGGGCCGCTAAGGTCAACTTCGCCGACCCCCTCAAGGAGTGCGCGAACGCTATGCTTTCCTATCTGCACCTCGAGGGGGACTTCTTCAATGAGGAGTTCAAGGTCAAGAACCGCGACTTCCTAGTCTCGACGGGTCGGTTCGCCCGGTCGCTAAACCCCGACGTCTTCGCCGAGCACCTCGCCCGCTACCTGCCCTTCGTCAGCGCTGACGGCGAGCCTCATGAGACCGTCATCTGCTCTGACTGGCGCTATCTGAACGAATACAAGGTCGTGAGCCGTATCATGGAAGAATATAACTGGAACCTCCGCACCGTCCACATCTCGACCGCTGGCATCCTCCCCGCGAACGACGAAGAAGCCTGGTCAATCTTAGATCTCCGGGCCGAGGTGGACTTCGACGTCGAGCTCTGCTTTAAACAGAACAGCCGTAACGACATCATGGCCGAGGGGCGGCGCATGGCCCGCGCATGGAAACTTTAAGCCGCGAACAAGCCGTCTGGGCCGTCGGCATGGGGCTGACTATCGAGCGAGCGTCTTGGCTGCTCAAATGCCCGAAGCACACCGTGGGCCGCCTCCGCGAGGAGACCGCCTTTGCCAAGCCGACTAACCCCGACTGCTACCTGTCCCGCATCAACGGCGTCCTTTACTTTCGCATCAACCGCCGCCGCGTCGCCCTCTGGGAACGTGCGCCCCAGGACATCGCCGAGGCCCGGGCTTACCGCGACCGCCGCCTCGTCGAACTCGGGCTGATGCTTGCAAAGGTATGAGCGAGAAACCGCCGTTTGACATAAACCCCTTTTTCTGGGGTGTCGGTTTTGCTTTTCTTTACCTAATCGTCGACCGACTAAACACCGTCATCAAACTGTTGGAGGCAAACAAATGAGCGAGCCCATCCGCTTCGTCTACGCGTCCGACTCACATGGCGACATGGCCGACCCCGAGGCCCTCGCCGCCCTCTGGGAGTTCTGCAAGGACTACAAGCCCCACGTCCGCATCGCCGGGGGCGATCACTTCGACTTTCGAGCCTCGCGCCGTGGCATCGGCACCTCTGACGCGGAAAGCGGCGAGTCCCTCAAGGCCGACCTCGAGGCCGGCATGGACTTCCTCAAGCGCTTCCGCCCGACCGTCTACCTCTGGGGCAATCACGA